GCATTAAAAGCAAAGTTAGGAAGGTAATATGAAAATACATAAGTCATACGAAGGACATATTTCACAACCTAAGAAAACAAGTCAGGCAGGAACCAAAGCACGTTGCAAGTTTTCATCAATGAACAAATCTAAAAAACGTAGTCACAAGTTTTATAGAGGACAAGGAAAATAATGATTAAAAATTTTAAAGACATTGTAGTTTTATTAATCACAACTGGTGTTCTAATTTTATTAGGTACTATTATTATTGGAGATTATATTGTAGCACTAGAAGAAAACAGACCAGTAGATGAAAGTGTAATAACCTTAATGAAAATGTCAGTTACAGGATTAATAGGAGTTATTGGTGGCTACATTGGTGGGAGTAAATAATGGCCGGCGTAAAAGCAAGAGGTATTATTACCCACCACCTAGCAAGATATCACGATGAAAGAGAAATTAAACCTTGTAGATGGATTGCAGATGGTAAGGGTAAAGGTATAATGGTTGCTCAATATAAAGATACTAGTGATTTAGTTGTTGATGATAAAGGTAATCCAATACCTTGGGGCAGAGCCTAACCGCCTGCGAAACAATCTCCGGATCCTTCAGCAACTGAAGTGCAACCTGTAACTGCATCACCTATTCTTCCACAACCTTTACCGTTTATAAACACTGTTGTAGATCCTGTTGTTATAGGTGCTTGGTGACTAGGACAAGGTGCACCCGGTAATAGATGACTATTGTTTACGTCATCTTGTCTTGAAATAGGAATTCCGTTAGCATAAACATCCGGACTATGTGCTTCACGAACTGGTGTAGAACAGTGAGTTACATCTTTGTCGCCTTTTCTAGTTATTGCAGGCACGTTCTTTCTCCATTAGAGTTTGTAATCTATCATTCCACTTATCCATTTCTTCATGCTGTTCTTCAGTATGAGGTGGTTCAGGAACTTCCGGAGCAAACTTAATTACATGATCAAACTGTTCTGGAACATCATCCCAGTTATGAACTGTAACTAATTTTCCATCTATCCTAAAAACAAACTCGTGCATACGAGTATTTAGCGGATTATTTTACTTGTAGATTTGACGGCGGTGTTGCTAGTCCTGTTGTACGTTCTATATACAGTTTAGCAAAGTTGTCAACTGTTTTTGTCATTACTGTGATTGCATTTTGCCCAATCTTAAGTGTGCCTTCTGGATCACCTGTAAACAAAAATTGTTGTAGTCCTAGACCTTGTTGACTGGCAACAAGTGTTAGTGGTGTTTTTAATTTAATAAAAGTATCTGTTTCTTCGAGTAGTTTGCCTACTAGTTCTTCGCCTGAAGCAAGTTTAATTGTAACTACATCATTTATTTTATATGGTTGTTCTAATAGCATTATAATGTGTGTCCTGTTCCGTTATAGCCTGTGTCATCTACGTATTTTGTAAAAGCATCGTAGCCACCAATTTTCTTTCCGTTGATTACAATTTGTGGTACAGTTCTAGCATTAGGAAACTGTTCCATTAATTCTTCTCTTGTATAGTCTGTGCCTAGTGATTTGTATGTAAAATCAAATCCTTGTGTCTCACAAAGTCTTTTTGCCTTGTCACAGAATGGACACATTGGTTTTCCGTATATTTCAATCATAGTTTAAATCCTGCAAATGTGTTTTCTTCAATGTCTTGTTTTACACCACCAACGATATAACTTTCAACTTCAGTTTCTTGTGGAGCAACTTGTAATCCTGCACTTGATAACCAATGTTGTGTCCATGGTAGTGGGTTTTGATTTAGTGGGCGATCATAAATTGTTTTTAAGCCTAAGGCTTTTAATCGCTTGTTAGCAATAAACTCTACATAAGCATGTAGTAGGTTTGCATTAAGTCCGATCATAGAACCGTCCTTAAAGAGGTAATCCGCCCAACGTTTTTCTTCCTCTACACACTCACGCCATAAGTCGTATACATCTTCTTCACACTCTTTTGCAATCTTAACAAAGTCCGGATCATCATCTCCTTTTGCCCAATGCTTAAGAATGTGTGTACTCAAGTTTAAGTGTGTTGCTTCGTCACGAGCAATTAGTGAAATAATCTTAGCAGAACCCTCCATAAGTTTAAGTTCACCAAATGCAAACGTACAAGCAAATGATACATAGAAACGTAAACCTTCAAGAATGTTTACAGTCATCATTGCTTTGTACAGTGATTTTTTAACATCGTAAATATTGCCTTTTCCGTGTTGGAAATATTGATTAGCAATTTCATTAAACTCGTCATAGTGTTTAGTTACACTAATTGCACGTTCAATAATTTTTTCGTCATCAAGAATAGTGTCAAATACTTCGCTTGGATTAGGATAAACGTTTTTAACAATGTGTGTATATGAACGTGAGTGAATAGTTTCAAAGAAATCCCAAGCAATAATACAACCTTCAAGTTCTGGATTAGAACAGTGTGGTAGGAAACTTAGGCATGGCCCACGACCTTGTACACTATCTAGTAGTGTTTGATACTTTAGGTTTGCAGTAAAAATATGTTTCTGCTCTGGACGAAACTCTGCATAGTCTCCTCTATCCTTTTGCAGTGATACTTCTTCAGGACGCCAAAAATATCCAAGCATGGTTTGATTTAGTTTATCATACTCTGGGTACTTGAATACATCATATCGTTGTGTATTCTGATCTGCTCCAAAGAACATATATTCTTTTGTAAAGTCAACCTTCTCACGATTGAATACTGTTTTGCTCATTGCTTTCTTTTGCTCTCTCTTTGTCATATAATTTTATTATATAGCACAGGCATCACAATGTTCATCGTCTTCAGATATGTGATCACCAGTTGTGCCGTTTACTCCGTTAGTGCCATTTACATGACCATTTGTTATAGTAGCATCATTTACAGTATTGTCAACCTGTGTTTCTTCCAAACCCTGTGGTTGTACATTATCTTCAGCACCTTTAAAGTCATAGGTGTTTTGATAGTATGATGTCTTCCAACCTAACTTGTATGTAGTTAGTAAATCTTTCATCATAATACTCATAGGAACTTCATTGTTTTCGAAGTGTAAAGGATTATAACTCCAGTTACCACTGATTGCTTGATCAAAGAATTTTTGCATGACAGCCACAATGTTGATGTAACCTTCGTTGCTTGGCATATCCCAAAGTAGAGTATAAAAATTCTTTAATCTGTTATACTCTGGAACAACCTGCTTAAGAGGCCCTTTCTTTGATTTCTTAACGGACAAGTATCCTCTAGGAGGTTCAATTCCATTTGTTGCGTTCGACACAACGGAACTGCTCTCCGATGGCATCTGTGCGGACAATGTTGAGTGTCGTAGTCCGTGAGTTTTGATGTTAGATCTAAGATTTTCCCAATCACAATTATATTTTTTAACTGCAACTACTTCATCAACATCTTTTTTGTACGTGTCAATAGGAAGTAATCCGTCAGCGTATTTTGTACGATGGAAGTAATCACATGGTCCTTTCTCTTTTGCAATCTGATTCGATGACTTCAATAAGAAATACTGGAATGCTTCTGTTAAATTGTGTACAAGTTTCCATGCTTCTTTATCGCCATACTTTACCTTGTTCTTTGCAAGGTAGTGTGCAAGACCAATATAACCAATACCTAATGAACGTCGAGACTTTGTGCTGATCTCAGCCGCCTTAACAGGATATCCTTGATATTCAATAATTTCCTCTAAAGCACGAACAGCAAGATCACATAAAGGTTCAAGTTCTTCTAAGTGATTGATCAAACCAACGTTGATCGCACTAAGAATACAAAGTGCAATTTCGCCATTTTCATCATCAACGTGTTGTACAGGTTTAGTTGGTAATGTAATCTCCTGACACAAATTACTCATATACACAGTATCCTTAAAGGAAGAGTGTGTATTACAGTGATCCACGTTCATAATATAGATACGTCCTGTTTCTGCTCTCTCTTTGAGTAACGAAGAAAATAGATCCATTGCTTTCAATGTTTTCTTACGGACGGAAGTTTTGCGTTCATACTTTTCATATAGTTCTGCAAACTTGTCCTGATCTGAATAAAATGCTTCATACAAATCTGGTACGTCGTGTGGCGAGAAAAGAGTTATATTTCCGTTAGCCAATAACCTTTCGTACATCAATTTATTCAACTGAATTGAATAGTCTAATTTACGTACACGGTTGTCTTCAGTACCTTTGTTATTTTTTAGCACTAGAATGTCTTCAATTTCTAAATGCCATAATGGGAAGTGTGTGGTTGCACTGCCGCCACGCACACCATTTTGTGTACAACTTCTTACGGTTGCTTCATAAACTTTTAGGAAAGGAACAACACCTGTATGTGCTACTTCTCCGCCTCTAATTTTTGAATTGAGTGCTCTGATTCTTCCTGAGTTGATTCCGATTCCTGCCCTTTGAGCAATGTAGTAACCGATTGCACTGTTAGAACTAAAAATAGAATTAAGAGTATCGTCCACATCAACAAGAACACAAGAGGCAAACTGACGAATAGGAGTACGCACTCCAGCCATGACAGGTGTTGGAATGTTGATCTTAAAAAGTGAGGTCGCGTCATAATATTTTTTCACGTAGGTTAAACGTGTCTCCTTAGGATAATCAGCGAACAATGTTGCCGCGATCATCATATACATAAACTGCGGTGTTTCATAAATTTCACCACTGCTTCTGTCTTGACACAAATACTTATCAACTACTTGACGTAGACCTGCATAGGTGAAATCCTCATTACGCTCATGCTTAATCCATGTATTCATTTTCTTTAGTTCTGTAGCAGTGTATTTTTCTTTAATGGCAGGATCATATACACCACGTTCGATATTTTTATCGATTACAGTAACTAAACTTTTATGCTCATAACGACCATAAACTTTTTTATGTAGATCATATAGCAACAAACGTGCCGCCGCATATTGATAGTTTGGATTTTCTAACGAAATCAAATCGTTAGCACTTCTAATTAATACATTCTGAATGTCTTCGGTTGTCATACCGTCAACAAACTGTAGGTCGGCGTTCATTTCAATCTGCGATGCACTTACACCTGATAGATCCTTACACGCCTCTTCTACTACAAAGTGAATCTTGTCAAGATTTAATTTCTCTTTCTTGCCGTTTCTCTTTGCGATAAAAATAGGTTTGTTCATTTTGTCTCCTGCCAAATAATCTTTTCTTTTGTGTGTTCTACTATTTACAATTACTATGAAAGATCAGTTGAATACTGGCAATGCATAGTAGACTGTAGGTTGTGTTCTTTCATTACACTTGGTTTGTAATTTAAAACATTATCATCAACCATACAAACATTATAGTATCTTTGTTCGCTATGGTCTATAAATGTTTTTATCAAAACGAGCGATGTGGATAACTTAGTACTTAACTTGGCCGTCCAACCCATCATAAGGGGTATTGCTACGGGACAAAACCGGTTTTCTTCTAATAGTTCCCAAGGCGTAGGCCACCGTTGAGAATTCCACGGATCTAAGTTTCGATCAATTACCGGCGCAGTTTTCCACAAGTCAACAATATCCTGCAAAGGATTTTTAGAATGTGTTAAACTTTCTCTAAATTCGCGCCAAAGAGTAATGCGTTCGTCGGTATCGGTTTCTAAAAACATTATGCAAAGTAACTAAATGCGTATGTTAATGTTCCTGCTCCGTTGCCGATTAAGTTTTTAAATTGAACCTTAACAGTTTCACTTCCTGTGGTACTATCAAGATCATCAAGTATTGCACCAAACTCTACACCACCGTCCGAACTTCCTGTATGACTGTATGAGTCTGTAACATTAATGTTGGAATTATCTTGAACTGTGATTGTAAGTCTACCTGCTCTTGTAGTTGCACTACCTGTAGTCTTAATTAGTTTATAGTCCATGTAAGCAATCTTTTTATCTGTAAATGGTAATTTAGTAAATGTTTTAAATGCATCTGACTCAGATAGTTCGTAAGTGTTTACTCTACCTTTAGTATAATGATAACCTTCAATGTTTGGCTTATACGGAATTTCTTCATTTGCAGTAAGATTAATTATTGAATCTCTTTCAAATGTATCACCAATCGATTCACAAAGTGTTTCATTAAAAAGAATAACACCTGTTTGAGGATTATCTTGGCCGTTCATATTGTTACCAACATCAAGAAATACATTACCTGTAGAAATGTGTCCAACTGGATTCATTGTGCTTACTGGTTTGTGAACAGCAATACCGTGATCATTAATTCTATCAAATTTATTATTTCTAATAATAAAATTTTGCGGTCCTAAAGCCTGTGCACCTGATCCTGAACTAGTTCTGCCTAGGTCAATACCAACATGTAAAAAGTCTAAAATACTGTCTGCAATAGTAACAGTTCTTGTATCATGAATACTGTGAATACCGATACTTAAATCTCTAAAGGTACAATTAGTAATGTGTAAGTTTTCTGTTGTTGTTGCACCTAGTCCTCTTAGATCAATACCTATCTGCGAAGCATCTAGTTGTTCGTCTTTTGTCCATCTACCTTGGAATAAACAATCACTAATGGTACTATCTGTTGTGTTATCTATTCTTACTAACGGTGCATGTGGTGTAACATTTTCTGCAACAGTTAATGTAATACCTTGAATAGTAATATTTCTTGGTCTTGTACCGTTTTGAATATTTTGAAATGTAATATAATTGCCAGGTGTACTTGTGCCGTCAATAGTTTCGATCATGCTTTTTGCTGTGTGAGCACCTTCAGCAGGATCTAAATTCAATTCAATAATAGTTTTATTTTTACCATCACCAATTATATTAGCAAAAGGTGGAATGTAAATTGTATTTGTTACTTTGTATTTTCCTGCATCAATTTTTAATGCAATTCTGCTTCTTGCATCAGATTTATCAGAACTGTTAATAAACAGTTCATCAATAGCACGTTGGATTGCACTAGTATCATCTGTAATGCCATCGCCTTTAGCACCAAAACTTCTAATGCTAACAATGTCATCTAATCTTTGTTGTAGTGTTCTTGTTACAGGACTGTTTACAAACTCGCCTGTTTGTTTTACTGCTTCAGTCGTACCTTTATATGAATACTGCTCGAGCAAATCAAAGATGTTACTTTTAGATGTAAGTATCTCTGTGTTGCCTACTGCTGGTGCACCTTCATTTACTGCACCATTACCTATATATAATTTTTGTGTATCGATTGCCCAACCTAGTTCGGCGCTGGCTAACTGAGGGATTCCGTTCTGGCCCTCTTTACCTCTACGATGCTGAATTTTTGATATTTGTACAACTGCCATAATTTATTTTCCTTACTACACTATTTATGATAATTGACGTAGTAGTCCTCGACACGTTTTAACCACTCGTTGCACCAATGCTCAAATTCACTAGGTTCAAGGTCAAACTGTTGATATTGTAATTCTCGTGAACACATAAACACATGACCTTCGTTAATATTAGTGCCGTAAACAGCATTATGAGCCATTGCATAAGCCGCCATCTGCAGATAGTAATCTTCAACCCATTCTTTTTTCTTGGGTTTATTAGTTTGTTTAAAGTCCATAATAGCAGGCTTGCCTTTGTATACACCTACTAAGTCTGTTGTGCCTGAATAAAGTTCAGGATAATATAATGCTTGTTCAATACCCCATATTTCATCTACATCAGTTAATGCACTTTCGATGATTACATCTGCCATCTTGTTTGCTTGTACATGAACTAGATTATTTCCAGGTTTGCGTTGTTCGCCTATAAGGAAACGTTCAAGGTTGTTGTGCATTGCTGTACCAACACCTGCGGCCTCAGTAGTAATTCGTTGTGCTTCTTGTTCACCTACACGCTTTTTCCATGCGTTTAAATGCGTCATATCCTTTGTTTTACTTAGGATAGTTGTAACGCTTGGTGTTTTAGTACCATCAGGTGCTTCGTAAAGTCTTTTGCCTTCTAAATTGATTTGCTTAACTTTATGGTATTCAAATTTTTCCACATACGGTGGCGGGGTTAGTTCATTCATTTTTATACTATCTCTTATTTTAAAATTAATTATACACTAAAAGGTATTAGGAAGTCAAGTTATGAGCGACGTTTTGTTGCTCGTTTTGCCATAGTGTCTACTGCCTTATCTGGCGCAATGTCTTTACCAGCATCAGCCTTCGGAGCCTCTGTATTAGTGTTTAATACTACTCCGTCTTTATTGAAGTTATTCACAATTTGTTTTAGTGCAGGATTAGTATCATATGCTGTTTTAAAGTCATCATAGTTATACATACCATGACCCATATCAGCCATTAGATTATTAATTGCTGTCCACGATAGCATAGCATAAGAATCAGATGAATCTGCTCTTTTAATTTGATTTCTGAGAAGAAGAATCAAATCACTTACAGCATCGTTTGAAAATTCAAACAGCCTCATTTCAATCTCCTACTTGCTTAGAGTTGAAAAAATTCTAGAGGATTCTGCGATTGATTTTTTCTTAGGTGTATAACTTTCACGCTTTTCTCTGCCTTCAGGTTCTGTTCCACCTGTTGCGGCATCACTTGCACCAAACTCATCGTCTGCTGGCATATCCATTGCATCGTCACCTTCTGGATCAATTGGATCAGTTGCCATTGCATCATCTGCAGGTGCTTCTGGTTCAGCACCAATAGTATCATCTGCAGGTGCTTCACCTGTAATAATACCAACACCCTTGTTTAATGTTTCACGTGAAGTTTTTAGTGTTTCAATTGTTGATTCAAGTGCAGGACCAACTGTGTCAACAAACTGTTGTGCTTGTTCAACACCCATCTCATCTCTAATTTGGTCTTGAATTTGTAACATACCTTCAGCACTCATTTCAGCAACGTCTTCTAAGAAAGCAGTAAACTTATCTACCATATCTTTTGAAGCCATTACCAATGCCGCTTTGTCTTCTGCACCTTCGCGTAGCACTGATTCTTGCATAGACTCTTCAGCACCTAGTGTTTTTAGTATTGGTTTAGTTCTTGTTACACCTTGCATTCCTTTATCAAGAATAGGTATAAAGAACTTTTCTAATGGACCTCTGATTGCATCTAACTCTTGTGGAGTAATAGTTTGCAATGTTTCGTGGTCAGTAATTTTTTGAACTGCTCTACGTGCCAACCCCATTTTGCTTGGATCGTCCATCATAGATCTTAGAGCCGCCATAGCCATTGCAGAAACCTGTTTAGGACTGTGTGCTTTATCATCGTCTGCTTCTGGCTCATCTTTTGGTTCTTCTTCGCCGTCTGCATCTACATCGTCTTTGTCATCTTCTGCAAAGTCTTGTGCAACAGCAGGATCATTCATGTCAACATCTTCGATTTCAATATCTAAATCATCTTCTAGGGGATCTTCGATGTATTGATTTAGAGCAGTTTCTACAATCTTGTGAATTAATTTGTTTTTGTGATAACTTTCATTTACTAAACTTTCGTTGAACTTGTTGCTAGTTTCAAACTTGTGTAGTTTAGCCTCAATTTTTTTGCTGTAAGACTCTAGTTGAGCCTTGCTATATTTTTCGATGTCTACTGTAATACCGTGGTCTTTGCGTAATTGCTTATTCAACCCTTCTACAGTGACCTCATTCATAAAATCAGATGTTTTCATTTGTTAATCCCCTATATGCTTTATTTATTGTCAAACAGTAATTTTTCTGCATCATCTAGAATAGTATTTACCTCTTGCTTGATAGGTTTTAACGCATCATAATGATAGTCTATCCTGCTTAACACTATTTCAGAACGCACATTGTCGCCTGCTTCTAATGCTTTATTGCTTGTATGTTTATATATCCTAATATTTTGCAGATGATGACAATAGCGATTATCAACACCTAGTATTTGGTCTATATTGCGTATTTCTTGTTTTTTGCCCAGGTTAATTGCTATGGCCATTGCGATCTTATGCACACAAATACTGCTGTAATACACTATTTTTGGGTTGTGTAGGTTGGTGATATCATAAAATCCGCCACCGTTTTTCTTTACAAATACATGTAAAAACTTGATCCCACCGTTATGGGCAACAGGCAACACAAAGCCTTTGGCCTTAAGATCACTTTGTACAGATCTAAAGGTGGCTTGAAAATTGTCGACTAGTTTTTTGACGTCAGGTTTCATTCAGTTATTATAACAAATTATTTGCTATTGAGCAAGATCTTTTTTATTAAATTTAATACTATTTGGCAAACCAGGCTTTTTGTTAATTGGCTCTAGTTCTACTTGATCACCGGCTACGGCTTTAACTTTGAATTTTTCAGGTCTTGCTGGATTGTCAGCGTTTGGCACATCAATTTCTTGCCCACGCATAAATTTGGCTTGATCCATTTTTTGTGAAGCATTATTACCAATTGGTGGTGTTTTATCTGTAGTGTTTTGTGCATTAGGATCTTGTCCAGGCTTAACTGTACCAACAGTACCTTGAGGATCTCCGGACTTTGTGTCTTGTGTTCCTACGCCCGTTTTATTCTTTTGTTGTAGAGCAGTTTTGGCACTTACTGCTAATGGTATACCTAGTTCACTAATTCTCATTATCTTGCCTTCTTTGCACGTTTAATTGGTTTAGGAGTCAATGCTCCTTTGGATTTGTTTAGGTTGGCAACTGTTCTTGAAATTGCACTGCCCTTCTTGGTCATTTTAGCATGCCAAGCCGCCTTCTTAGGTGCCCTTGCTCTAGTAACAGTCATCCTTTGTTTTGAGTCTACTTTAACTGGAGCATGACAAGTACTAATATTAGCAACAATACGTCCTTTACGTGGGCCACTCATACAACGAAACTTACGTGATTGAACACGCCCTTTATGTGTACCGCCTTTACCGCCGCCACGTTTGTAAATTGTATCTGCTTCTAAAAGTTCTACTATCTTCATTTTCTTTTATTCAAAAACTTTAATGCTCTACTCGCTGGATTAGTACGTTTGGTACGCTTTGATTTCATTGCCATACGCTTACCTAACTTCTTGCGAGTGATTTTCATTCTAATCTTTTGTTGTATGTTAGGTGGAGCAAAACACTGTGCAGGATTAGACACAATACGTCCATGACGTTTTCCGCCACTGCAACGATACTTGCGAACTAGTTTCTTACCAGTTCGACCCCAAATCTGTTTCTCCGTGAGATCTTCAAATAATTCTACTAACAACATGCTAGTATTTAGTTTTAAGAAAGGTTAATGAGTATGACTACGATTGTGGATAGTAGTCCTGCTACGATAGTACCTGATGTACCAATGATTACTTTGATTAGTGATGAGTGTGACTTATTCATGTCATTATGAATATCACCCATTTTTTCTTCCACGCTACCGAGGCGTTTTTCCAGATGCTCGTAACGCTGTTGACACAGGTCTACGTGTGCTTCTAAATTTTCTCTTTCTAATTCTGTGGCACCTGCCATCTTTTAATCTCCGTTTATGTCCGCTCAGGACGTTAATCATGGAGCCTAGTTTGCAAGCCTATTTGTTTTGCCTATAAAACTATTTATCAAATACTTCTAGTATTATGTTTTTATCGGTGTTACCTTTAACCTTAAATATGCTAGGTTTACTAATGGTTTCTGTTAAAGCACCTACCACAGGAACACCTTCAAAATCGGCCTTTAAAAAGCCAATACGATCGTCACCGTCGTTGTATACTTCGTCACGGTCAATGGTAAATTCATACGTCCAAACCTTGTGTTCACCCTTGAACTTGCTACCAAACTCTCCTGCAAGTGTTTTAGTTTCAACCGCAGGATCAGCATTTTCTTCAATCAATCCTCTAAGGTTAATAATTTGTTGCAGTGTATTAAAGTTAGCCTGTTGTGATAGTTTTACAGGGTCGCTAGAGTCATGTCTACGAACTCCTGTTTTTGTGATATCTACAAGTGTTTTGATTACTATACGCATGAATATATTTATGGGGTGTATATAGAGTGGTCATAAAAAAAGGGCGACATAAAGCCGCCCTTTTCTACTATGTATAATAGTATTAACTATTATGCCGCGTCAAATGCGTCTAAGTCTCTTTCTACAACTGTTTGTGCAGAAAGGTTAACACCGTCAACTGTACCCATAGCCTGTAATCTTGCAGTTGCAGAAGCGGCAGTTACACCGTGTCCGTCAACGATAGCAAAGATTTTACCTGCTGTGCCTGTTGAAATGTACATTAGAGGTTGAAACTCTTGTACGATTTGAGCAACAGCACCGTCAATACCGTCTTTTGCCGCTAATGTTACACCAGCGTCGATTTCGATACCTTTTAACTGTGCTACTGAATATTGAACGCCATGATCGCGTCCGTCTTGATTTACTTTTGTTATTCCAGCCATTTTATTTCTCCTTTAGTTTTAGTCTCTTAAATGGCGTTCCCACGCTCAGTGGGCAACGTAATAATATTTAGTCTTTTTTGAAAAAATAAGAAGAAATGGTTAGTTTTTTGCTATTTTTGCTTTATTATGCACCTGTCTTAATAGGTTTACATAGCCAGGACCTGCTTTTACTATGTCATCTATTATTTGCATAATAGGTCTATATGCTTGTGCAAACCTAGGAGGTAGTGCTTGTCCTCTGCTTACAATGCTTAATGCTTTATAGGCAAATGGTAAATCTTTTGTTGGGACTCCTAGTAAACGTAGCATATTAATATCTTTTACATCTGCTTCTACTGGATCAGGAATACTAACCATAGGTTCTGTATCTCTTGTTCTAGCACTTTCTAAATCATAACTTAATACAAACATAGTAAAGTAATCAACTAGGTCGCTGTTTCTGCCTCGTGCCTTAAGTGCATTTTCTAAACGTGTTACTGTGTCTTTTCTTTCTAGGTTATTCATTCTTACATAGTTAGAAACTTTTCTTCTAATAACACTGTAACTTGTAATGCCGTTTTTAAGTGCGTTATCAATCTTCATAATGTCGCCGGCATCTTGTAGGCTAGGTGCTTTGTTATTCGCCATATCACGCAACAAACGTTTTGCTGTTAGTGTAGGAAAATGTGTGCGTTCACGCATCAACATTGCACTCTTAGGATCTTTTAATTTTTCTAGTATTCTTTTGTCGCCATCTATAATAGAAAGTAAATTATACATGTCATTGCCACTGTTTCTATGACTGGTCCAATCGTTCCATTTAAGAACTTCACTTGCGTAACTTTGTACAAACTTTCTTGATTGTGGATAATAACGCATTGTTTGTAGTGCTAGAAAATACAGCAACACAAGATCGCTTACGTCAGTAAATGTCATTCTCTCCATATTGTTATTACGGATAAGTTTGCCTTCGTTTACGAAATCAAAAAACTTGTAGTCACTCATTAACTAAAGTCCTTAGGTGTTGTAAAGTTTCTATAAGAAAACTCTAGTCTATCAACAATCTTAACTGCTCCACCTACATGGTCGATGGCTACGTAGCCTTCGGGTGATCCTGCTTCGTAGCCATCTTGTGTTCTATAAAAATGTGCTATGCTTTCTACTGCGTTTAGTTTTCTAATAAAAAGATTTTTTAAGGCTGTAATTTCTTTCATAAATTCAATAATTGCACTCAAGCCTTTTCTGTTTGCATTGATAAAATTCATGTTGCTTTGTATTTTTTGTAGTCTATTTTTTACTGCTGGTTTTTCTGGATCTTGATTTTTTAGTTTAGCAATCTCTGCTTCGATTCTTTCTCTGTACCAATCAATAAACCCGTTTAGAAACTCGCCAGGATCACCTGCTAGTTTTTGTTGTCTAATATTTGTGTTAATCCAAATTTTAAAGTTTTGAATAAAAGGTTCGTTTGATTTTAGTGCTTGCCATACTGCTCCTGGCACTGCTTTATAAGCGGCCATAGCGTCTGCCAAATCCTGTTTCGCTTGTGCTGTTTCATCTTTTGTCATTAACACTGATCCAGATACATCTTTAAAAAACGCATCATCAAACCATACGTCCGGTGTGCGTTTAAGTTTATTAATATCTACATCATAGTTTGCCTCTGATGTTCCTAGTGTATCGCCTACATAATTTGTGTGAAATATAATACCAAACTTTGCTTTACCAATACGTTTACCAATATCGCTGTCAACTGGCACTGCATAGGTAATAATCTGTGGCTTGAATACATACATCATTTGGCCGTCGATTTCTTCTTTTTTCAATGTTGTTTCATTAAACATAAAGTCGCCTTGAAGTACGCCTGTAATACCTAGTTTGCCTAGATGTTCAAATGCTTCATGTAGTTTAGATACTGCACCTGACTCACCATATAGTCTGTCTATTTCTTCGTGGCTGGTTCCCAGTTTAGGTGTTGCATTGAACACACCTTTTGTTCCTACAAAGAACTTACCACTCTCTGGATCAATACCAACAATAATAGCAGGAGCACCGTCCCACTTTACTGAAACTCTAAATTTTTTATTTGTACGTCCTTTGAGCATGTCAGCAAACATCATCATCTGCTTGATAGCATATTCAGCACCTTCTTTACCACGGTTAAGAATTTCTTCTTCAACGTGTTCCATGTGTGTGTTTTTGCCAGCCGACTCGTTTAATTTAAGAACTTCTTCAATCAACATTCTCTTTACCTTTTTTATAATTCTTTATACCACGTGCAAACTTCTGTGGGTCTGAACTTTTAATGCTATTAATAAATCGCTTTTCTAAATCACTAGCAGTATCGCTGTCAAAATTTTCACGAATCATTTTTATAACATTTATAGCAGATTCTATAACATGAACGGCTCTGCTGTCAACCACATTTTCAACCGGTGGTTTTGCTTTGAGATCGTGTAATTCTTGTAATATGCTCTTTGTAGTACGTTTCATAATAACCTCTAACAATATTTAGTGAATTTTATGGTAAATATCTTAAACAAGAGCGGAGGGCAAAATGACTATTGTTGATTTTATAATAGAACAATTAATCACTTGGTGGCAATTTACTGTCGTTGGTGTATTAATAATTATAGGTTATGTGATTAATTTATTTGGTGTTGATCAAGATAAACCTATTGTAAATCTAAAGTATGAAGGAATGCCGTCAATGATTCCTATTAGAATACCCACAGCAGGAAAAGGTTTCTGGGGTGCAATTTGGATGTGGCTTACAGGTGTACGCACATGGGAAATTGGCAAAGATTGGCATTTTTCAGTAAATGGGGAAGACTATGTAATACCAAAAGGCTTTGTGTTTGACGGTGCAAGTGTTCCTAAGTTTTTAGCATCATGGCTATCACCAGTTGGTGTCTTGCTAGTTGGCGGATTAGTACATGATTACGTTTACAAATATACTGTGCTACTCAAGTACGGTAAAAAGTCTGCTTCTAATGTAATGAATCAAAAACAAGCAGATGAATTGTTCCGTGATATTAACATTGAACAGAACGGTTTTCACTTTCTAAACAACTTGGCTTACTGGGCATTACGCTTAGGTGGTTTTGTTGCTTGGAACGGTCACAGAAAAAGAAACTGTGATTGGAAAGAGTCGATGAAAAAATAAATGAAATGGTTTCTTGTAGTCTACTTTTTAATAGGTAACACTTGGTATCCAGGAGATGTTGTAGCACCAGATGGTTGGTCAAGTCTCAAGTACGATACTAAAGAAGAATGTATTAAAAAGCAAGACTACATGAACGATAATTTTTTAGGTACCGAAGCCGAAGGTAACATGATCGGCAGATGCCAAACTGAAGACCCTAAAACATCTTTATTGTTTAACAGTTAAAAATAGGCCCCGAAGGGCCTATTGAAGTTTTATTACTTGACTGTTAAATTCACAGCACTTGGACCTTTTGGACCATCCTGTGTTTCAAACGTCACAGTATCACCTTCATTCAGCGATTGTAAGCCTGCGGCTTCTACTGCTGAAATGTGTACGAAAACATCCTTATTGTCTTCGCTAGAAATAAATCCAAAACCTTTAGAGGCATTGAACCATTTTACTGTTCCTTGATTACTCATGTTTTTCCTTGTTAGTGTTTATATTTGAGGAAGTTTGTATCTAATATTAGGGCGGGAGGGTTGTTACTTCTACTGCGTCTTGTTCTTATTACTGTCTTGTCTCATATCTATTTAGTTCGCAGATTAGTCTTTAAGATTATCTTTGGCTACACCATACCAATATTCGCCACTGTCTCGCAAACTTTCATTTGCTCTGCGTAGTTGTTCCAATGTCTTTACAATTTGCTTGTGTCTGAACTGGGTATAGTTCCTTTTTGTTTCTAGATGTTTTTCCAGTTTGGTAATAATGCTGTCTATGTCCGGGCAGGTTATATCAGGAACCTTAGGTGCTTTCTTTTTCCACCTCTGCCAGGGAGTCAATCGCTTACGCTTCATCATATTATTTAAGTGATTGCCAACTTTTAGTTGACACACTTATGCAAAAATAGCAACACTGTCTTGCACAAAAATAGGTCGACTTTTGTATAACTTTATGTTAGTATATTATAAATAAGCGTGAATAGGACAGTGATCCTGTACTATTTTACTCACAGACACTAGGATAGACTAGAGCATTATCCATGCTTTACAAGTGATTGACGATTACCAAAGGTAATTGCACCGCCGGGGAAGTTCCGGGGTATCATGCTAACCACAAAGCATCCATACATCGAAGGAGAAAACAATGACACACTTAATAAGTGGTCTGATGTCTTGGATGAAACGCGACAAAAGAACTAGTCGTGACGAACTCTTGACTTGGGCCCAAACTGAGTACAAAAAAGATTGGCGTTTCGCTTATCAATTTATGCTAGACCATAACGGTAGAGCACCATCACACAGAGAACTAAACGGTCCTGTTTACCGTAAGGAGGTCGCTTAAATGCTACACTTCCTTAAAAAACTATTCACCTATTCGCAACGTAACTGGGACGAAGACTATCTGTCTAAGTCTGTTGATCATGTTGACCTTGAACGTCGTATCAGGGAACTTGATAGGCGCCAGGTCGTTACCGGACCGTTTGGGTACAAAAGAACTTAACATATACACACAGAGGAGAACTTAAAATGTTATTATGGGAAAGACTAAAAAATGCTTGTGTATCAGCAGGCTATGCTAGAGCGGCTTCACAACTTGCTAGTCAAGGGCATTACGAAGCGGCAAAACACCTAATGCTAAATGGCGTTAAGGAAACAATCGAACGTAAACGTGCTATTAAAAGACTTGAAAGAGTTAAGAAAGCAAAAAGAAACTACGAGCCAGGCGATCATTACATGAAAGGTCACAGGGTTGCTTTCTGGAGAGGACACGCAAATGGTTAAAAATTTATTTGAAATGGTAGTGCCTGTTATACTTGTGTTTGGTATTCTTGTAGGATACTTTGCAATCGTTGCGGCGTTTTGGGGAGGTATGCTATAATGTTAAATTGGATGCCTTACACGGATGAAGAATGGGAATACCAAACTTATCCTAACAAACCAAAAAAATAATGATTTTCATTATTGACTTATAGGGTCAATACTGTATAATTATTATTGTAGACTCAAAGGGGACCTGTTTCAACTCTCCCCCGATCTGTTTACATTTTATTTTTAATTTTTAAAAGGAGAAATATTATGTGGACTAAACCTACAGCAGAAGAAATGCGTTTTGGCTTTGAAGTTACGATGTATGTAATGAACAAGTAATTACGTAAGAGTAGATAGGGTCTTAAGGCCCTATCTTTTTTAAAATTCTCAAAAGGAATCATTATGAAAGTTGTTGTTAAAGAGGTACCCAATCCTGCAGAAGGACATCAAGCACTTGATGAAAACGGTAACCTTGCTGTTTTTACAAAAGGCCAATGGATATCAAAAGAAGAATATGATCGCGGAGTCTATATAAAACTTATCAACTCAACTGGCGATTGCGTTTAAGGAGATTATATTTGGCTAAAAACCCACAACCTAGTCCATGGGGACTGATTATATTTTTAATAGTTTTTATTTTGTTAATTTGGTCGCAAAGCGGAGCAGATGATACTGTCGAAGTTTATGTAGATGATGTGCGATATCTAGCAAACACTTGTTCATTATACTACACAGATTGGCCATGCTTAGAAGCACAAGGATGTTTGTAAATCTTCTCTTTTTTGGTTTATATTATAGTTGACAGATATAAATACTTCTGTTATATTAGTAGAGTTATATTAGTATAACAACACACATACACACAAAGGAGAAAACGTATGACTGACTATACAAAACAGTTCGCCGAAATGGCAGAACAAATGCAGAAAATGGCTGAGCAATTCAAGCCACAACTTCCAGAAGTAAAGTTTAACAAGAATGGTTACGAGATTCGTACACAGGTTCTTGATATGGCTAAATCTTTTACAGAGTTTGAGTTCTCGCAAAAATGGATGGGGTTTGAAACTTCAACAAAGCGTGATCCACACACTGGACAGATTATTTCTAAAGTGGATGCACCTGAAATTCCAGGCGTAGACAAAGTGTTAGATACTGCTGAGAAGTTTTACGACTTTATCAATAAGCGTTAATAATAAACACTAGAATAGAAACCCCGACGCTAGAGATAGTGCCGGGGTTTTTTGTGACTAGTAATGAAAAAAGAATACTTGATTTCTACGAACTTCTTTTTGCCAACGATCTGATTCAAGTGCCATACCGTGATATATTAAACTAGGAAAAACTACTGCCCTGTTGAATTTACTAGGCATGTGACCTCCCTTTATCCATCTATCTTTAGGACTCCATGGATCGCTATGTTCACTGTTTCGTTCTGCACCTGATCTAACTGCACTATCGAAACCATGTTGTGCAATCATTTTAGGCATGCCTGCTCTATGATATAGATTAGTACCTTCGCAACCTTCTTCGTTAAGATATATTAGTGCTGTCCAGCCATGGTCAAGATGTGGCCACCACCAATGTGTTTCGTGTTTATCAAATTCTGGATCTAATACTGTAAATGTATTTGTAAGGATTGTGTGTCCTTCATTTTTGTATTCCTTTGCCCCGCATATCTTCGCCAGGGTAAAAGCAACACCTTCCATACCAACATGAGTACCTGTATGACGTCTATCTGCAAATGCTTTACCATTTAGACTGTTTGGTTCTCCTTCTTTGAACAGCGTATACTGACATTGTGTGTCAAGGAATTCATTAACACCTTTTGGATCAGCATAAAAATCATCTATTTGCCAATAGTATCTTTCGTAATACGGTAATTCAATCTTCTGCACATCGGCTTTGGAATTCATTAGAAAAGGATTTTGTGTCATGATAATATTTAATCTCTCATGAAATTAAATTAATGCAAGTTGGTATTTTGCAAGTAACGCAGGATCATCTATAGAACATTTTGACTTAATACCTAGCCCTTGTATTATACACAACCAACTAAACACATCGTACCATTGCCAGTTGTTTTGTTTAATATAGTCAAATTCATTTTCTACAATTAGTTTTTGATATGTTTTGTCAAACCATTTAGCATTTTTTTGGTTTGTCCAAAATTCTGTATTGCTGTTAGGATTATCAATATAATGTAATTTAAGAAAGGTTCTTATTTCATGTGCTGATTTGTATAGTTCAGCATTAAACTCGTCAACTGTCATACTAGAAGCAAACACTCTGTCTAATAAATCTAGTTCTGTTATTGTAAATTCTATGTTAGTTGCTTCCATTGGCTCTACAAAGTGTGCTGATAATCCTATTGCTATGACATTTCCCTTCATAATATTCTTTTGTACACCAACATCAAATTTTATAGTTCTAGCATCTGGAACACCTATTTCTTGTCGTGCTTGATCTGGACCGATATAACTGCTATCAAATACATATCCTCTGCCGGCACGATCTTTTGTGTGTATTGTCCAACACCAACCATATTCTTTTGCTTCTAAGATAGTATATGGACAAAACTCTTTGAACGGTTCATTCCAAACTACTGCACTATCTACAACTCCTTTATCGTTCCAAGATTCAAAGTCGTCGTTGCCAACTAACACTTTATGAAATCCTGTGCAATCAATAAAATAGTCTGCTGTAATTTCGTGTTCGTTATCTAGTACAATACTCTTTATGTGGTTGTCGTCTCTTTTGATATTTGACACTTGCTGTTTAATAATTGTTATTTTATTCTTTAATAGTTTTTCAAGGTACTGTGGTACAAGCCCTGCTTGCCAATGTATTGCTACACCCTCTAAACTGTCAGGCACTTGTTTGTTAACTACAAAGTTATAAAAATTTGATAATGGTGCTACTGGTCGATTATTAGCGTATGCCCAAGTACTTACATCTAAAAACTCTTGATCATCTCTAATGTTAAAAGGATGACAATATTCTTTTTTACTAAAGTTTACATGATAAGTTGCAAGTTTTATTGCACCATTAACTTCTTTAATGTATTCCTGTAAATCTATACCTTGTCTTAACAACCATTCTACTAATCTATCTGTGGTAGATTCTCCTACTCCAACAGTTGGAATACTACTGTCGATAATAGTTACATTATGATTTTTACTCAATGACAATGCAGATAACCAACCTGCTGTTCCGCCACCTACAATTACTATGTTCATATCTTTTCGAGCAGTTCTCCGGCAGTTCCTTCTACAACTGTAATACTATTAGTATCAATAACTTCCTTATAAGTTTTGTCCCATAAAGGTTGTAGTTCTTTACTGGCCGCAGGTCCTTGTCTAATACTGTCTGTTATTAAATCGTGTTCTGGATTGTGTCTTACAAAGTACACTTCGTGAAATGCTTTTGCTTGAGCAACTGCCATATCCCAGTAGTATTGTTCAAACTTTTTGTCTACCATGCCTAATTCAAATGCACACTTGTTAAACACTAGATAATCTAATGGCAAACGTTTTGTAATAAACACATCACAACTGTATTCATGCTCTAACATTTGACTCCAATGCCTATGAAACAGCCAACTGCAACTGTCAATGTTGCCACCTATTTCTTTTGCTAGGATATCGTGGTCCATAAACATTGTGCTACGAACAGTTTCAGGCATGTAAGTTACATTAACTCCACGTTGACCAAACTTTTCTCTTTGTAGTAATTTTATACATACGGTATTTTTGCCAACACCGTGGGCACCTACTACTGCTATTCTTTTGTCTGCTACACTCATTGCTTTAAACTGTCCTCTTGATATATCTTATCTCTATCTTGTATATCATACTGTGATATATGTGTTGCATCTAGGGTATTGATATTATACTCTAATCCAAATATAGTAAATTTATATTTTGGTTTTGTAAAAGGTATGCTTAAATCTCTAAACCATTTTCTAACCCATTCAATGTTATCGTGAAAGAAATATATCTTTCTTAGGTGTTCGACACCTTCCCCATAGTAAACACCTATACCACTTTTAATTACATCTATTCTACTGCCTGGTGGAAGTGCAGGTAACGGATGCTGTTGTAAATTTTGATCGTATACTTTTAATACTCTAGTTTCTTTTTTAATAAAGCATTCGATAGCATAATAATCACAAAAAATATGATAATCTTTTACTCTAAACTCTTGTATAACATCTTCGCTAGGATAAACTTCATAGGTAAGATTGATTTTTTCTTTGTTAGGATCGTAACTAATCATGTGCAAACCTTGAAAATCAAAGTCTGGCCAAACAGCCAATACCATTGCTTTGTATTCTAATGCTGACTCACTACTAGCATCTACAAATATTTCGTTGGCTCCGTCACTGCTTATTTTAGTTTCAATCATTTAACATAAACTCATCTTTAAAGTAGTTTCTAATATCAGGAATAACTCCTTGTGTTTCATCAAATCCTAACCCTACACTGTTAATTATAGCATCGTATATTTCTTTGCTCATTTTTGAATACTTGTAAGGCACAAAGTAAGGATCATTGTTGTATAATAATTCAGGGTCATCTAGCACTTCCCAAAAGTTTTCTGCAAACTCTTTGCTTAACCATTTTGCATAACAGATAGCAACAACAAAACTTTTGCTAGGATAAATCCAGCCGGGATCTTTCGTGAAGTATTTTACAGCATTATCAACTATTTCTTGTCCGTGAACAAACACCAACTGCTTGTCCTTAAGATCATCACCGTGTGATTGATTAAGCCTGTGATATACTTCTTGTCTTACTTTCCAGTCTTGCATAATCTAATAATCCTTTGTACCCGTTACAACCGTTGTCTAAATCTTTAACCCATCTGTAATGTTCTGTCAAACAATTACCAAAGTATTCGCAACTGTGACACACAGGACTGCAATTTTTAGTTGGCTCTTGCTCTGCCCATTGTTTGTATTCAGCATAGGTATCTAGTTCTAAAAAATATTCTTTATCGTCTTTGTCAAATTCTAGCACTCCAAACTTACCATTAGGAGTAATGTAAACATGATCACTAGAAAACGCATTGTATTCTTTTGCTAGACTTTCTTGTATTTGATCTTTGTTAATAAAATGAAAACGTTTAGGTGTTGATGCTTCTAACCATTTGATAACAAACTGTTCAAACTGTTTATGTGTAACTGAATAATTGTTTGCTTGATTAATACTGTACGGCTTTATTTCTACACTGGTTACACTGCTACATGCATTGAGTCTTGTTATCATGCTCTCTACGTCCATTGCAATAACTTCAGGACTTGCTAGAATTAGTACAGCGATTGGAACAGGACTTTGTAACATATTTTGATACACACGATCGCTTTTTTCTCTTGCTTCAAAGTCATAACTTACACTTAGATAAAAGTCATTTTCAAAGAAGCCTTCATGTAGCATACTAAAGTTTGTGATAATGTTTATATCATCTCTGTAATGCTTTCTAATTACATCACGCATACCATAGAAATAATCTTTTTTAAGAGCACCTATTTCGCCGCCATACAAATCAACATGTGTGATTTTATCAACCATACGTATCTCTAGTAAACGTTCATCTAATATATCTAAATCAATTTTGTTTTGATCAGCGAGTTGTTCTGGTGTAAGATAACAAAACTTACATCTAAAGTTACAAAAATAACTAGGATTAATTGACACGTTCATCTGCAATATCCTTTTTAATAATTTGTAACAGTTTATTTTTACTGTATTTTGATAATAGTTTTCTAGTCAACCAATTACTGTTTTTAAACAAACCTATATAAAGATATCTATAGTCATCATAGTTTTTTAAAAACAGGTTGTTCATATATTCAACTTCTTGTTTTTTATCTTGTATGCCAACAACCTTTCCTATACTTTCATTTGTGTTGTTAACTTGCTCTCTTATTTCAAAGTTAATGCCGGGAACATCTTGCATAGTCTTTATGACACTGTACATTCTTCCTTGTATATTATCGCCGCCAAATGCTAACATAATATACCAATTCATATTTTGTTTATTGTAGTAGTGTCCTTCGCAACTGCTTATAGGCAAATAACCTTTGTGTACAAACTCTTGCACGTGATATTGCACACCTTCTTCTATTTCTTTGTAGAACTTCATATCAAACGGACTGGCTGTGTATGCAACATATCCTGTTTCATATGTATCATCGGGGTTAGCCGAACCATGTATTCTGCCATTTGCAAACAGTTTATTCTTCAATGTCATACCCTTTAATTTTATTCCACGCCCAATGATGATCGTAACCACAACTTGCAATCACACTGTAACGCAGTTGATCCGTTTCATTTACTCTATGTACAAACTTGGGATTTTGATTGTTTAAAATTATCATAGTGTTATTGTCAATATCTATTTTGCCTGTGCTAACAACATCGCCTTCTATGTAATTTAAACCTTTGCTAGGTTGCCAATGCGGAAAACTGTCAGTGTCTTTGACTTGTATTTTATTTGCTATTCCTACTTCAAACTGTCCTTGCTGTAAAGGTTGTAGATAAAATAGCAACTGTATAAATGTTCCATCGAACCCGTCCCAATGCCAGTCCATGCTAGAGCCAGGTTGCATTTTGTTAATGCTTACTTTGAAGAAACTGAAGTCTCCGTAAATTTCGTTCCAATACTTAAAGTATTCTTGTTGCAATAAGTCTTTGATTAGTTTTACATACTTGTCTTGTGATTCATAAAAGTTAAGATCAAGATCCTGATAGTCCCTATCCCATAAAGGGTTTTCAACACCTGGATATGTTCCACTACCAAACTGTTCACTGAATACATAGCCTGCCAGATGATCAATAAACGATCTATCTATTGTGCTAGTATCATATCCTTTTTCAAAAAAACTGTTTAAGTTTGGTGCTTGTTTAATCATTTTCATTTACATATGGAGTAACTTCTACTCCTTCTAATCCATTTGCTTCAAGTATTTTTGGAGCAATTGATTTCATAATTTTACAATGTGCTTCAACTACATTGTGTTGTTTAAAGTCTTTGACTGTTTTTCTACAGCCATTACATATATCAAACATAGGACAAGTATAACATGATTTCTTCATACTTGCAAGTTCAAAACTATCCTGAAGTGGTGTAAAGAATTCACCATTCATTTCACGTTCAAAGTTAATTGGCTTGTCCATATCATCTCCAAACGCACCACAACTGTAATAGTCACCGCCTGGATTCATAGCACGTATGCCTTCGTCACATTTTCTATTCTGCGGACAACTTGTGGCATTACCTTTTAGTCTTTGCATCATTTGTTTGGTGTTAAATTCCCATGGAGCAAGTCCTGCTTCCCATATATCAACATAGGTTTTATATATCTTAGATAGCAAGTAAGGACGGTCCTGTTCACCACTGCTCATTGCGTAGTTAAGTTTACACTCAACTCCTGTTTTATCTTGTCTATCAAAATTATGTAATGTTCCGCCAGGCTCTAGTCCTTCGCTCATTTCCATAGCAAGTTCTACATTTTTAATTGCTAGATGATCGTTTGTATCTGTTACTACACTGATGAAGTCAGGACGATAACCGCAGTGTTCTAGCATAGCATCGCTTACCTTCCAAAAGTCTTCTACAGTAAACAAACTAAAGTCGCCCTTCAATCTACCATCACCATAGTTAAAACTTGTAGTGATTCCTACACGCTCATTGTTAAACAATGCTTTCCATTTATTAGGCTTAACATAGAATGGCCATAGGTTTGTTGTAAGTGCTATTGATGTTGACATTTCATGCTCATCAAGATAGTCTATTATCTTCCAATAGTAGTCTGGGTCCATCATTAAAGGATCGCCGCCATTAACAATTATTGTATTTGTGTTTGGATAACGTTTTAGAAATCTAAAGATGTGTTCGTGATCTAATACTACTTTGCCATGCTCTGCAATTTTTGTGCTTGAACAAAACGTACATTTAAAATTACAAAGTTCAGTTGGTTTAATAATTAATTCCATACGCTTATTCCTACATTTAAAGTATATCTATTTTTAGTATTATCTTTTAGTTGTCCTACACTGTGTACAAATCGTGGATTCATATTGTTTAACAGTATCACTTTACCATCTGATGGTATTATAGTATTTTCATTATACACTTTATCATCAGGCCATTCACGCTCTGCAATTTTTAAAACACTTCCGTATTCTTCTTTCCAATTAGGTTCGTCAGTTAGGTAAATTAAAAATCCTAGGTCATGGTCCTCAACTCCGTCCCAATGATATGCTAGTTCGTCACTGCCGTTCCACAAATCTATAAAACGTAGTTCATAGTCAAACCCGCATGTTTCTCTAAACCATTTGCTGTAATAAGTGTTATCAAACAACTGCTTGATGCTATCAACATACACTTGTGGTACAACATCTAAACTAGAAGCACTTTTTGCTTTCTCATATTCTCTGTTGTATTCTCTATCCTGTTTAGGTGGTGTTGTTATATCTGTGTTAATGCTCCAACTAGGTATGCTCTTATACACTGAATGCTCTGACCATTCTTCTGTGTATATTGCTCCCCATAACATTGTGCGGATGTCTTCGGGTAACGACCATTCATCATACCCATGCTTGTAAAAGTTATTCACGTTTAGCATCGACATAGTCATATACCTCCGCTAACCAACAAGGCTCTTGTGTTCTAAAACTCTTTAGATGATTGCTTAGGAAACACCCCATAGAGCATCTTTGAAAGTGTGGACACTCTAAACAGTTATAGTCTTCAAACCATTTTTGTTCCATCTCTGCTTTTGTTGGTTTGTAACCATCTAAGTCTTGTGATAGTAATATTGTACACCCGCCGGCGTCTCCACTAGGCATAATAGTAAATGTATCTTGGCAGGTCATGCGTTTCTTTTGCTTGTTAGGATAATCTTTGAAAGGTAAACAGTTAGGATAGTTGTCTACCATAAACTTCATAAAGTCACGCAACTGCACATCATTAGGAGTCATACGCTCTCTATTCTTTTCTGGTGTGTAGTAATCAAAATATATGTCGTAGTTGTCGTATAAAAAATCAAAGAAAGGTGTAGCACGTTTTAAGAACTTTTCAATGTTAGGCTTTGTCATAATAACATTAGCACTCTTAATATAATTCTTAAACAGTCTTACGTTCTCTTGAAACTTTTCTAACTGTCCGTAACCAAAACGTCCACTAGGATCATAACTTGTTAGCAATTTAATTTGAGGGCAATCATCTAGTAATTTTTGTAGTCTGTCTGTGCGTTCGTAAACAAAGTTTGTAGTAAAACATATTTCAACATCATAGTTGTTTTCTTTGCTCCACTTATCTAATTCATCTGCTAGATATCTGTAATCATCAAAACAACTGTCAGGAACAAGATCACTAAACACTTCACCGCCCATAAAGTGAACGCTGAACATGCCTCGGGTAGCACTCATGTTTTTAATAGCACGTTGTACAACTTCAAGTTTATCTCGTATGGTATCCATACCAACCTTGCTGTTGTGATCTTGATTACAAAACTTACAACTCATATTACACTGTTCAAACAGCGTAACAATAATTTCTCCAAGAATACTTCTCTTGTTGGTCTTTGTAATAATGTTGTGTTCTATCATTCAACTATCTCATTAAAGGTCATATTGCACACTAGACTTAATCTAGTTTCACTGCCTAGGTACGGTGTAACCTCGTGCCATACATAGTAAGGTGCGGCAACTAATAATCCTGTTTCAGGTTTAATTTCTTTGTACGGCTTGCCGGGAGCAAACGCTTTCTTGCTTTGCCAGCGTGGATCATATAATCTAAGTTTGCCACTGTCTACACTGTTGCCTGTGTCTACATAAAATATAGCAAACGCATCTATAACATCATGCGAGTGAACACCTTTGAAATCACCAAACTTCATAGGATTGATTATGTTTAGTTCTGTCATTGTGTAGTTGCAAGGATGTCCTGCACTTTCACATAGTGTATCAAAAGCAAGTTTGAATCTGTCTTCCATATCAGGAAAGGCAGAAAAATTTACATTCTCATCTGCAATATTAGTCACACCTGACGCTTTCATATCTGCCATTTTGGCATTGATAAGTGTTGTCAAATGTTTTTGCCATTCTTCGTCATCATCATATTGACGAGAATAGATTGGCGTTTCCCAATATGTATCAATAGTCATACTGGTATTTATTTTAACAGTTTTAGATGGATTAGCCTATTGAAAAGTTTGCCAAACTAGATGAGTTTGCTTTTTTCAATTTGTAAAAATAGTTAAGAAGCAATACATTTACTTTTAATCTATCTTCAATTTCAAATGCACTTAGAGCACTGTTGATATCTTTATCTAATACTGTGTCAATATCACTGCTAGAAAGTTTAGTATCTGCTTTTTGTACAATTTTAATTACTTCTTTAGATAGTGTGCTGTCATCATCGCCGGCATCAGTACCTGACGCCTCAAACATCTTTTGTCTAAAGTCAGCAACATCAATTTTAAGACTGTCAATTGACTGAGCATTTAAAACAAAATCAATCTTGTCGTTTGTGCCTTCTAGGGCAAAAAGATCTTCATCAAGGTTGTAAGTAACACCTAGTAAGTTTGCTACCCAATCTTTATTGATGTTCTGTAATAAACTGCTTCTAATAAACAATGCTTCGTCCATAACCTTTTTGCTTAGGATAGCATACATCTTAATACCTAGTGCTTCGTCATAGGTATTGTTACCACCGAGTTTGTTAGCAATTAAAAACTCAATTGGTGCTTTTGCTCTAATCTTACCTGTTAGTGTTGCATTGGCTTCTACTGTTACAGTTTTAAATAGTCCTTGAAACTTTTCTTTGTTCAAGTACTCAAATGCGTTTGCCAAGTTCTTTTGACTGTCAACGCCTTTGTTGTCACTGCCCCAAGTAAAGTCTTGTCTAGTAATTAACTTTGCTTCTGTAACATTGGCATTGTAAACTTTGTATGCATCTTCTTTTGTTATTGTTGGGTATAGTAACTTTATCCATTTAACAAATAATGTATTGTATGTTGTAGCATCTACAAAGATATCCATTGTACCTTTTGATAGCAAGAATTCAAAAAATTCTGAATCATTAGGAAACTGTTTTTCAGCACCAACTAGGTCTGCATATGAATCTACATTAAAGTAACTTTCACCTAAGTTTCTAAACTTAGTTTCAATTTGGTCTAAAAGCACTTCACTTAGTGCTGATGAAATAACACCACGTGGACGTTCCATATCCATACGGTATTCTGGCTTTACATATACTTTATCAAATAGTAGAAACATTCTCTAAACTCTCTTCTTTTAACTGTTTGTATTTATTTGAATCCCACATTCCTTCAGCAACTGCATCGCTAATCAATGCCACAGTATTACCAGGAACAAACCAATAATTGTACATTGGATCGCCCTTAAACATAGGTTGCTCAAATTGTTTCGTCAAAAATTTGCGTTCATTTACAGGAACATGCGGGAATATTTCATATAGATCGTGATATTTGTAAAGATTTACGTAGTTGATGCCACAGAACTGATCATCATCGATCTTTTCAAAGCCTTCAATGCTTTTCTTAACACCTTCGTCGTTGACACAATGCAAGTTGTAAATGCTACCACTAGTAATAGCAACCATCCATTTATCAACTATTTCAACATGTTCTTCTATAAAATCTTTTGCTTCATTAAAACTTAACAGTTTGTTTTTGTACAATGCACCTTGGTTTTCGTTAATATTAGCAAGTAAAATTTGTAGCACTGTTAACTCTAGCGATGGTAATTTAACAAGCATTCTTGTCTGCATATAGTCAGCAATAAATTCTACAACTTCTCTGTGCTCTACATCTTTAAAATTAACATCACATGGGACATCAAGATTGCTTAGATAAGTTAAAAGTTTTTCACCTTTTAATGTGCTTTTACTATAATCAATTATAAATGTGATAGACTTATCTTCAAAATAAGACTTAAGGTCCTCTAAAGGAATAGGTGCAATAGTGTTTTTAGTCATTAACGTCTACCTCGTGAACCGTGGCAATTACTGTGACAACTGCTGTGACATCTAGTAAAGTCTTCGGCTTTAACTGTATCACGTTTTTCGTCCATCTCTCTTTGTAGATCACCAAAATAGGTTTCTAATCCAGTAACACTCACTAGATCATCTTCTTCAACGGTACTTGCATCGATACCATCGAGTGCAAGTCTTTCTGTATTGGTAAGATAAGCAACCTGCGTATCATCAAAATCAATACGAGGATTTGCTTCACCTGTTCCTGATGTTTGTGTTAATAATCTTGCTCTTTGTTTTCTAATTTTAGTATATTCAAATGCTTCACCTTCTAGTGTAGCAATTAAATCACTTGAATCAATTGTCGATCCTGAAATATCTGTTCCTGTAATACCAATAGCACGGCCAGTTGTAGTACCACCATAGACAGCATCAGGCATCTGTGTAAACGGTTTGTTGTTTGTTCCCCATACAACCTGTGTGTTATTGTGTGAAACGACAAAATCCGCAAATCTATCCACAATATTTTGCTTTCTAATAGGGTTTGTTAGTGTAGCCATCTAGTTATGTACCTTTATTAATTTCTCTGTAAACTTTGCATTTCTTTTAAATGTATGTGTATTTATATCATCTTTTAGTTTCATCATGAGTGTTTTTGGCGAAGCACACACATCATCTTCCCATTCTAATTGGTGACAATCACTGCCGCACACATCAAACACAGGACATTCAAAACATCTAGGATCACGTGCTGTTTCGCAGGCTATAATAGTGCGTCTTTTTGGATTGAATAACAGTTCTGCTATGGGCATATCCAGTGTTCCGTAGTGATCTTCTGGTGCTGAATTAGGGCATCCTGCTATGGTTCCATCTGCATTAATTGTAAACATCTTTTGTTCACAGTTTCTGCACCATGTTCCTGCATCTGGAAAGCCTAGTTCAAATTTAGCATAGATGTTTTCCATAAACGTATGATAGATTTTATCACG